ATAATTGAAGTAATTATTAACGATATTTTAAAAGAAGCAATTAATGACCTCAAACAGACTAGAGATAACGATACTAAGGAATTTAGTACATAATGAAAATTATATGCGAAAGGTTCTCCCGTTTGTAAAGCCAGATTACTTTACAGATGAAAACGAGAGAGTTGTTTATAAGTTAATTAGTGAATTTGTAGTTAAGTATAATAAACCCCCGACTACTGAAGCGTTGGGTATTACATTACAAAACTCTAATTTACCTGAAGGTACGTTTAAAGATACAAGTGATTTAGTTAAAGAGTTAGAAGTATTTGAACAGCCAAATCAAGATTGGCTGTTAGACGAGACTGAGAAGTTTTGTAAAGATAAAGCTGTATATAATGCCATTCTTCAATCAATTGGTATTATGGAGGGTAGAGATAAAAACTTTAGTAAAGATGGTATACCATCATTGTTACAGGAGGCGCTAGGTGTCTGTTTTGATTCTTCCGTGGGACATGATTATTTTGAAGATTCTTCTGAGCGGTTTGATTTCTATAACCGTGTGGAGTCTAGGCTTCCTTTTGATCTTTCATTATTCAATAAAATTACAAATGGTGGGCTTCCTAACAAAACGCTTAATATTGCTTTGGCTGGTACTGGGGTGGGTAAGTCTCTTTTCATGTGTCATATGGCTGCCGCCAACCTGGCTCTAGGAAAGAACGTTCTTTATATTACAATGGAAATGGCAGAGGAGAGGATTGCCGAGCGGGTTGATGCTAACTTGTTAAATGTTGAGATCGATCAATTAAAGAATTTACCTAAGCAGATGTTTGAGGGTAGAATTGATAAAATTAACGGTAAATCTCAAGGTAAGTTAATCATTAAAGAATATCCTACCGCATCTGCTCACGTAGGCCATTTTAAAGGTCTACTGAATGAATTATCGTTAAAACGTTCATTTAAACCTGATGTTATTTTTATCGATTATTTGAATATCTGCGCCTCATCTAGATTTAAACCAGGTGGCGGGGTAAATTCTTATACATATATCAAAGCCATTGCTGAAGAGTTGAGAGGTCTAGCTGTAGAATTTAATTTACCTATCGTCTCCGCTACACAAACTACGCGTTCGGGTTTCTCGAATACAGATGTGGAGCTGACCGATACGTCCGAATCCTTCGGGTTACCCGCCACGGCAGATTTTATGTTTGCCTTAATAAGTACAGAAGAACTCGAAGGTCTTAATCAGATCATGGTCAAGCAGTTAAAAAATCGGTATAATGATCCAACATTATATAAGCGGTTTATGATTGGTATTGATCGTGCGAAGATGCGACTTTATGACTTAGAAGATATTGCGCAAAGTAATTTAGCTGATTCCGGTCAAGATGAGAACGAGAATAGCAACTTTGGTATGTCTAAAATGTTTAAGACAAAGGATTTCTCAAGCATTAAGGTATAAATAACTAAAAGGAGGTCCTATGTATCTTGCGCCAGCCATAGATCAAGTTTTAGAAGACAAGAAATCTAAGCTTTTAGGACGTCCTACTTATTACCAAATAGCCGGTATTCTGACACGCGGCTATAAAAAAGCCGAAATACCGTTTAAGTTTAGATTCGAAACATTCGATGATTACGGTCCTGATGATCTATCTGTATCCGGTCTATATGACATGGAAGAAGATGTCAAATACATCATACTTAATTTCCCTAAAGAACAAAAGCATTACTCTATTACCAATGAAAATTGGAGAGAGTTTAAATTTGCTGTGTCCCAGGTTTGTCAGCATGAAACGATTCATGAGTTACAATGGCAGAATAGGGAGACAGATGGTGAACCTTGCGCAATAGATTTCCGTAACTTAACAGGTTCAATATCAGAAGAAAAAGAATACCTGGCTGACATCGATGAAATAGATGCTTACGGTCATGATATAGCAATGGAAATTAAGTTCTGCTATCCTAAAAAAGATCCTTACGAAATTTTAAGAACCATTGATAAAAGAAAGAAACTCTGGTCTTATAACTATTATAAAAAGATATACAAAGGAGACGATTGGTCAAGAATAAAGAAGAGGCTTCTAAAGAAAACCTTTCAATGGATGCCATATGTTACTGTATAATCGGAAAGGTTTAGATGAACGATGCACTACTCAGTGTGGGAGATTTAATACAAATTGCTCTCATGCTTGCGGCCTGTTACGCGTGTTACATCAGGGGAGAACTCAAGGGTATTGAGGAAACCGTAACAGAATTAATAGATAGAGGGTTACTTGACGAGAAAGAACTCGAGGAAATGATGAAAGAAGAGCCGTAAGGCTCTTTTTTTATGACGTAACGTAACCATCCAAAAGTTGCCAGTAACACCGAAATAGCTTATAATAACATATGTTCAAAAGGAGAACTAAATGACACAGATAAACTCACGAGCACGCGTTAAAAAAGATACAGTAGGTGAAGAAGGTATGAAATTTTTGTTTAGTCAATATCAGTCCGCAACTCTCGAAAGTTTTCGAATTATTTGTAAGGAACTGATTGAAGAATCCTCTGGTAAACGTACAACTAAAGATAAGTTCATCTACGAGTTAGAGCGAGCAACGTCTAAGGATGTTATGGTTACCAAGGTAACCAACTATCTGATGGCAGGTCAAGGCCTGGGTGTTTGATAGTATTTTTTATATTATGAAAGGCATTGATATGTTTACAGTAGCAGGTGTTTCCCGTAACAACGGGGTGATTAAGGTTCGTTTCTGTTCTGATAAGGTTCTTCGAATTAAGAACTTGCAAAAGCAGGGCGATACTGATATTGATTTGATCGAGCTTCCCAAGCCCATGACCAAACCAGAAGCGTGCCAGTTTCTGTTGGATCAAGATCAGTTTGTTGCTTACGCTTCAGACATTATCGAGATTTTGGGAAAGAAAGAGTTGACGAAAACTGTGAAACAGCCTATAATCAAGGCTGTGAAAGAGGAAGTAGTCGATCTAGAACTTGAATCAATTAAAGAACTAGCTGAAGCTTAATTCTCTGTTACGAGGGAAAGACCGCCGCCCTCGTAACTTTTTCAATGGTGGGGCATTTCTATATTAAGGAAATATTATGTCTTTGCAAACTTCAGTACTCAAGACTCTCAAGTCTGGCCGTCAATTCACTGCCGGTCAAATGGCTGGTCTGTTCCGTACTACAGAAACCTCTGTGTCCGCTCGTATCTCCGAGTTGCGTGCACAAGGTTATTCCATCTATAGCAACACTGCTAAGAATGGTAAAACTGCATACCGTTTGGGTACCCCCTCACGCCGTATGATTGCCGCCGCTTACGCAGCCGCTGGCAGCTCAGTTTTTAACTGATGTGACTTGATCGGTCTCTCCTAAGGGACGCCGGAACTCGTAACCGGCATTAATTTATTATGGAGTCGTTATGCCTTTATTTGTTGTAGATGCTATTCAAATGTTTCGCACCAGATACATTATTGAATGTAAAGAAGCCGAACATGCTGGTGATACCGTTGTTATGAACGAGGCCGAGCAATTCAGCCAAATGGATCTAGGTGAACGTATTCTAACTACTAAAGAAATTACCTATGAAGAGTTTCGTAGGATGAATAAAGCTATGGAAGAAGGTCATGGAGATGGGTCTTCTTTTCAAGCCGAATCTGGATCGCCTTGGATGGGTGAAAAAATGATTCACGTAGTTAATTATGATAAGGAGAATAAAGAATGAACGTTTTAGCACAAGTCCAACGTCAACGTGTTCGTTTCAGCCCTGATGATAAGAAACATGTAGAAGCATATCGCCATTTTCTTGTTAAGCGAAAGTGGGAAACTCCAGGATGTCCATTCGAATTGCAATGGCCATATCTCAGTATTCCTGATATGATTAAAGATAAGATCATTAATCACTACTTAAAAATCTAATTTTTAGCCCCCATCAGGGGGTTTTTTATTGTATAAATATAAGGAAATAAAAAAAAAGGTTGCAAATGGGTATTAGTAGCAATGCGCAGTTAGCAGAAAAATTAGCTTTTGAAAAGCTTTCTAAAAAACTAGGTAAGACAACTGCGTTTGCAAAACCTGCGGGATTTGATACCGGCTTTCCAGATTTTGGTATACGAATGATAATTGCTGGGAAAAAAGTAGATTTGCATATAGAATATAAAGCTGATTCGAAAGCTCAGATGGGCTCAATGAGAGACTGGGTATTTGACGGCAC